GATAAACGGGCGTGGGAAATGATTAGGGCTTTTGATTATCCATATAATGGAGGAAATACTTATCCATCTATTCGGGCCGCAGCAAAACAATTATTTAAGGAATAAAATAAAAACAAGATAATTGGTGGTAGATAACGGTTTCGTAATAATCGGCTGGGAGCCACATTTGATTATATTGAATAGGACAAAACTATATGTTTAAACACTTTGTAACAATTTTAATATTAATAACTTTCCCTATCTGGATTGTTCCGACGTTATTGATACTGATGGCTATTGACACATATGCAGATATACATTATGCAATTTGGAAGGAGAAATTATAATGATTAATATCTTTATAGGAATAATAATTGGCGGTATAATAATGTTATGTCTGGGAATATGGGTAATGAATACTACTATTCCGTGGCGGTAAATTTCTCGCGAGATTTATTTTGCCAAATTACTACATCTTGTGGTTGGTCCGCCAATAGCATACTATATATGGTATGTGTGACAAAATGGTACACAATAGGTTGTGGTTTAAAATAATCCGCAACCACTATATATGGTATGTAGGTCGGGCCGAACTTGAAAAAATTGTAAAAATCAGTATTAATAACTGTATTTAGTTTACTAGTTTTCTCCTCCAAGTCGAAAACATAGAGTGCTTAGTTAGCAAGCATTATTCGTATTCTCGCTCCTGCTCGAATACTCATAATAAGATTATAACGAAGGAGAAGATGAGGTGTACTCATAAAAAGATAAAATTTTTATAAATAGTTTGCGGGCCAGAATAGTCAGGGTAAGGTAAGATAATTATTCCCCATAATACATAATAAATTTATCCTGATATTGAATGCTTGAAGATAAATCCGCGCGGCGGCGATGCAATTAATTCATGTAGGACAATGCATGAATATCTATGGTATCTCTTAATACCAAATAAGAAACACAAAAATCTATTGCGAAAAATCCAACTGGAAAACTTTGATAATTAACGATGTGCGGATATTAAATAGGACAAATCCCGAAGGGAATCCCCCGGAAGGGGGGAGGGGGCAAAGCTCCCCCGATAGGGGGGAGACACCCGAAAGGGGGGTGTTAGGCGAAAATAAAACTAATTTTATTCCCTTGGCGCGGCTCGCCGGAGTCTGCCGGATTTGGCACGATATTTTCGGCGAGAATTTTATAACATCTCCCATAAGGGGGGATAACCTACTTCCCCCCCGAAATAGTGGCGAAATGCGTAGAATCGCCGCTGGCGCTCGCGCCGATTCTCTCCGCACTATCGGCCCGTATTCCTGCGCGTGGATTCTAGGGGCAATGGCGCACGCCAGAAACGATGCAAGACTTTTATAAAGCTCTATACACTCTCCCCCTATAAGGGGGTCGGCCAGGTTTTCAATAACTCTTTAAGACTTTGCCTAAAGGCGAATCGGCCGCGCTGCCGATGATAGATAGGGGTGAATCATTCCAACTAGAATAGGGATAAGATTATGATAAAGTTTTTAATACTTGCGATGCTTTGCATCGTGCTGTCCGGCTGCGCAATCGAGCGCCAATCGGTGCAAATAAATTTTTTCATATCCCCTATTGACAGCAATTGCCGCTTAGATTCTAACTAGGATAGTTCGGTTCTATTCTCTAATCGAAAGGGTTGAAACAATGTCCGAAACAATGCGAGAATGGATGAGGGAAGAAATAGCATATTGCGCGAGAATGGCGCAGGGTGCGACAGAAATGGAAAACAAAAGAGAAATGGAATTTTTCAGGGGGAAAATGTCGGTTCTCAAATTGCAATTGCAAATTTTCGGTAATGCGAACGATGTTGAGTTTGCATCTAATTTTTAAGGGGCAAAACAATGGCGAAAAAATCAGTGGAACAATTGGCAGAATTTTATTCGGGGGGAGTCTTAAACGATACCCCTTGGCGCGGCACAACAAAGGACAACGGACCAGAATACCTTGATTTAGAATCATTGGCGCAAGTAAAGCGCGGCACAATTGGCGAAAGCGCTTCCCCCTATCGGCGCGAAATAGGAATAGGCGAATCATCGCAGCGCGTTATCAGAAAATCTATTCCGCTTGACGGGGCGGAAAACTACTAACATTTTGTTTCATTTCACGTTTTAAGTTTAAGAGGGCAGAATAATTTCCTTGCATTGTTTGCAATGGATGGTAGAATACAGGCTGACAACTAACCACAACCGCAAATGATGCCCCTAGCTTGCGGTTTTCCAAACGGGGCGAATAAGGGTTTAATGCAATGGCGAAAATCGTGTTCAAAAACGTGGCGCATTCTGACAATGAAACTACAGCGGCCAGTGTCAGCGGCAAGCGGCACACCGCTATCTTTGACGCATGGAGCGAATCCAGCGGCGCAAGCATTGCCGACATTGCCGCCGATGCCGCTGAGCGCACCGACGTTGACGTAGAAGAAATTCACGTTTCCGCATACGTCAAGGGAGTACGCGAGACAGCCCCTAGTCTATTCAAGGCAATGCCAGCTATCGTCAAGACGGAAAGCAAGCGCGGCCGACAGAAGGCGCAGCCCGTCAGCGAATCGTCCTTGCTGGCAATTCTGAAGGCGCGGCAGGAAATCGCGGCCGACGAGTCCGACGAGTCCGACGAGTAATGTCGGTATACACTATCGCTATTATCTTAGCGGTGGTGATAGCGATACTTGCGAAATACCGTTGTGTGCGATTTTCCCCCCTGCTTGATTGCGGGGGGGATTTTTTTGCGCTCCCTCGACTACTATACAATCGGTCACAATTGGACCTGCCCAACTTCTTAATAGTTTATGATAAGCTCTAGCCGCCTGCCGATGCAATTGCATACACTACTGTACAAAGTAGGCGTCAATAGTTATTGCATAACTTGTAAAGAGTTCGCAATCTATTTTTCAGAAACTCTTTAAGACCTGGACCGCCTGCGGCGGGGGGCGTACAAACCCAATATCTCCCTCTTTTTTAAAAAGTCTTACTAAAACCATTAAGAGTCTTACAGAACCTTCTCACTTCACCCACACTGACGATTAGCCTTGAAATATATGGCGATTAGCCTATTAATATATATAGTTATTAACAATCGGAGAAATAAAATGGCAGAAATTCCAAAAATATCAGTTACACTCGACGTAGTCGAAACTGAAGAATTAAAGAAAGCTATCGCAGTGGAACTTGATAAAATCAATAAGAAGGCTAAAGCAGAAATAGATACAGCGATAGCAAAGGTATTTAAGAAATACGTGAAGGATAAAGAAACTGATGAAAACAATTAAGGGATATTCCGAGGACGAAGTCCTCAAAATCATAACAAATGTAGCTCGACGGCTTGCCGTCAAGTTTGTATTCGGAATATATGACAAGGATGATATCCGTCAGGAGGCAATTATTATTGGACTTACGTCTTTGGACAAGTATAAGGAACAGGCTCCGCTAGAAGCATATCTGTATACAGTTATTAAATCTAAATTACAGACTTTCAAACGTGACAACTCTATTCGTTATGACGTTTCCTGCTCGTATTGTATACGATTTGACCCAGAATGTGATTCTTGTTTGCGCCGCAAGGAAAATGAACAAGGGAAATACAATCTATTATATCCGCTCGATATCTCTCGCGTTCGAGCCGAAGGTGAAAAGGGTCTTCAATCAAACGATGTCGTAGACGATGTCGATGAAAAGGAATTATTTAGAAAAATAGATATAGAACTTCCGGCAGATATGAGACAAGATTATCTTCGGATTAGGGATGGGATATATGTTTCTAAGAAAAGACGTACAGAAATAGAACTTAAAATATTTACAATTCTTGGTGATATATATGACGATTAAATCCGGCCGAATATCGGCTTCTGAAGAAGAACAAATATTAGCTCTTGCGGAAAAATTACCGTATGGTGAGATAGCAATTCAATTCGGGCGGAATGCCGAGACTATTCGTAAACTCATCGAGAAAAAGCTTGGGAAAAAATTGTCGATAGGAGGCCGAAATACTGACCCAGTATATGATATTAAGAAGAGTATGATATGGAAAGAACTAGAACTTCAGTTCTCTGAACAAGAATTAAAAACATTCTTATTTCACTGGGAAAGAACTATTAGTCAATTTAAAGATGATGTGTTTCCAACAGAAGAAATGCAAATCGTGGATATGATTAAACTTGATATCTTAATGAATAGATTAATGCGTGAACAACGAGATTCTATGAAAATTATTGATGCTTTACAAGCTGAAATAGACTCGGAATCTAAATTAGGGGAAGATGCGGATGCAGATAGAATTGCCTCATTAAGTGTACAAATAGCTAATCATAGAACCGCAAAAGAATCATTATCAAAAGAATATACTCAATATCATACCCGCAAAGAAAATATGTTAAAGGATTTGAAAGCTACCCGTGCGGAGCGTGTACAACATATCGAGAATTCTAAATCTACAGTTATTGGGTGGGTAACAAGATTATTAAATGATTCTGCACTTCGTAAGGAATTAGGAATAAAGATGGAGAAGTTCCGCATTGCTGTGGACTTAGAAAAAGTCAGACTATTTGAACCTCATAAATATATGGATGGTGAAATAGATTCTCCTTTATTAACATCGGATACTTTGGATTATTTAGAAAAACAGGATAAAGAATAATGAAAGCATTAATATGGGGCGTCACAGGACAGTCTGGGTCATATCTCGCGGAAGAATTACTCCAAAGAGGTTATGAAGTAATAGGCGTAAGACGTAGAACGGCAACTGGTAGTATTTGGCGATTAGATAATGTAATTAATAATCCCAAATTCAAATTAATATCTGGTGACATAACTGATGCCGCAAGTATATATTCTACTCTTATTGAAAATAAGCCTGATGTGGTTTATAATGCCGCCGCGCAATCCCATGTTCATGAATCATTTAATCAACCTCTTTCTACTTGGGATATAACAGCTAAGGGTCATCTTACTTTATTAGAGGCTGTAAGACAGGTATCCAAAAATACGCAAGTAGTATTTTTTGCGTCCAGTGAAATGTTTGGAGATAGTATTACCCCAAGACCTTTTGAAATTGGTCGATTAAGTAGATTTAATGAGAATGAAATTATAGGTTATCAAGACGAAAATACCCCATTCAGTCCCCAAAGTCCATACGCTATTGCAAAATTAGCTGCCTTTAATGCTACTAAGTTATATCGAGAAGCTTATGGAATGAAATGCCTTTCGGGAATTCTGTTTAATAAGGAATCGCCCCGCAGAGGTATAAATTTCGTAACAAGGAAGATTACATCATATTTTTATGGTTTAGATTTCTTCGGGTCAAAACATCCACAAGGTAAATTAAAATTAGGTAATTTAAAAGCATATAGAGACTGGTCATATGTCCCAGACATTATGAAAGGTTTGGTTGACCTCGCAGAAAGTCCATTAAATAATGATTATGTATTATGTACAGGTGAAACGCATACTATTGAAGAATTTTTGGATGAGGTTGGTAAATATGGCGGATTCGATTGGAAAGAATATGTAGAAATAGACCAATCCTTATTCCGTCCTGCTGAAGTTAAATACTTATGTGGTAGTAATTTTAAAATTCATAAAGATTTAGGTTGGTCCCCAAAGGTCAAATTTAAAGAATTAGTTCAGATTATGTGTCAAAATGAAAATGGATTGGCATAATGCGTGGACCATATCGTAAAAAAATAACAAATAAAACTCGCGACTTCGATACACCAGAATATAAAGCGTGGCGTAAAGCAGTAATGAAGCGAGACAAATATAAATGCCAAATGCCTAAATGTAATAAATCGGCGCGGCAATGTCATCATATTCAAAAATGGAGTACCAGCGTTCATTTAAGATATACAGTAAGTAATGGAATTGCTCTATGTTATAACTGTCATAAAAAAATAAAAAATGCTGAACACCACTATATATTAATTTTTTCTGATATTGTGAGACGTAATAGTGAAAAAATGTAGTAAATGTAAATTAGAAAAAGAAATTAATAATTTTGTTAAAGATAAAAATAGAAAAGATGGATATTATCCACAATGTAAAGAATGTAATTTAGAATATGCAAAAGCATATTATTTAAAAAATAAAAATAAAATTAATAAAAGACATCGTCATAATAATAAAATTTATCATGCAAAACCAGAAAATAAAATTAAAAGACAAAAAAGAGAAAATCAAAGATATAAGACTGACATTAATTGGAGATTAACTAATATTTTGAGGTCTAGAATAAGAAGTGCTATAAAAAATAATCAAAAAAGTGGTTCAGCAATTTCTGATTTAGGTTGTTCAATTGAGAAATTTAAGTTATGGATTGAGATGAACTGGAAAGATGGGATGACTTGGGATAATCATGGATTATACGGCTGGCATATAGACCATATAATTCCTCTTTCATTATTCAACCTATCTATTAGAGAAGAATTTTTAAAAGCTAGTCATTTCACAAATTTGCAACCACTTTGGGCTAAAGACAATTTAATAAAACAAGATAAAATATTATGAATTTCATAGTTATTAGAGATAGTCGAGAGAAAGTAGACTTTTGGGAATTTTCTCACGCTGGATATGAAACTGTGGTTAAAGGACTTAAATCCGCAGATTATTCGATAGAGGGATTCGAGGACCAGATATCAATTGAGCGTAAAAAAACTCCTGCGGAATTAGCCACTAATTTAGGAAAACAAATTGTAAGATTTCGTAATGAATTGGAGCGATTACGCTCTTATAAGGTAAAATACGTTCTATTGGAATTTTCCTTACAGGATTTGTTAGTCTATCCAATTGGGTCAGATGTTCCGCGAAAATTATGGAAATTCATAAAAATGAATGGGAAGTATATGGTTAAATTAGTTGATGAATTGGCCGCAGAATATGATATTCAATTCCTTTACTGTAATGACAAATCTGAAGCTGAAGCTACAGCTCTCAAAATATTAGAAAATTTTTATAAAGCAGTGAATAATGAAAAAGTGTAGCAAATGTGAATTGGAAAAAGATTTATTAGAATTTCATAAAGATAAAAATTCTAAAGATGGTTATTATTCTAGTTGTAAATTATGTAAAAAGAAATATCAAAAATCAAATTCACATATTTTAAAAATTAATTGTAAAAAATATTATTATAAGAATAGAGATACTTTATTAATTAAAAATAGAGAAAAATATTATACTAATCAAATAGATGTTTTAAATTATCATAAAAATTGGCGATATAAAAATAAAATTAGAATCAATGAAAGAGCGAAAGTTATAGATAAAAATCGTAGATTAAACGATATAAATTATAAAATAAAGAAAAATTTAAGGTCAAGATTATATAAAACTCTTAAACGTAATTCTAAGTATGGTTCAGCAATTTCTGATTTAGGTTGTTCTTTAGAAAAGTTTAAACTTTGGTTGGAGATGCATTGGCAAGATGGTATGAATTGGGATAACTATGGAGAGTGGCATATAGACCATATTCAACCTTTGTCTTCTTTTAATCTTAGTAATAAGATTGAATTTCTACAAGCAAATCACTTTAGTAATTTACAACCATTATGGGCAAAAGATAATTTAAGTAAATCGGATAAAACATGTCTAAAATAAATTTACAAAATTTAGATAAATTAGCATTGAATAGATTATTATCTGATGCTTGGTTAAACATTAATATTGATGAAAATGAGATTTTTAATCCATTAAATAATATCCCATCTGAATGTGCTGATAATCCTGAATTATACTTTACTTGGCTAATGATGCAGCCAGAGTATTTCTCTTTCTTATGCTCTCAAATTCTTAATATAGAGCTTTATCCAACTCAGGGATTGGTACTTAAAGAAATATGGGCTAAAAAATTCCCTATGTTAATCTGCTCGCGAGGTTTCTCTAAAACCTTCCTCTTAGCAGTTTATTCTTTACTACGTATGTTATTATTGCCCGGAAGAAAGGTAATTATTGGTGGGGCAGTATTCCGCCAATCTAAACTCGTATTTGAGTATATGGAGACTATTTGGAATAATGCTCCATTACTTCGTAATATTTGTGGAAGTGGACGAGAACAAGGTCCAACTCACGGAACTGATGTTTGGACATTCCGAATTGGCGATAGCGTATTAAAAGCAATTCCTATTGGTCACTCAGGGGATAAAGTCCGAGGTTTACGTGCTAATGATTTGTATGTAGACGAATTTTCAAGTGTTTCGCGTGAAATATTTGAAACAGTTTTATCAGGGTTCCTAAGCGTTAAGGCTGACCCAATCGAATCATTAAAAATGGCAGCGTCGAGGAGATTACAAAGGTTATTAAATATACAGATTGAAGATGAGGCCGGGAAGTCATTAGTAGATAACCAATTAGTAATTTCTGGTACTGCATACTATGAACATAATCACTTCAATGAATATTGGAAGAGATGGCATGATATTATCACTTCTAAGGGTGATAAAAAGATACTTAAAGATGTGTTAAAAGGTGGTGATATAGATTGGACAAAATTTGCTGTTATTCGTATACCAGTAGAATTAATTCCTGAAGGATTCATGGATGCTGAACAGATTGCCCGTTCAAAAGGTACTATGGAAACTGGTACTTTCGAGATGGAATTTGGTAGTGTATTCGCCAAAGATTCAAATGGATTTTTCAAACGAAGTTTGATACAAGGTGCTGTAGCTAGTCCAAAAAATAGTATTACTGGACCAGATGGAAAAACTATATTATTTGGGGCGAAAGTAACTGGTGACCCAGATAAGAAATATGTTATTGCTGTCGACCCAGCAGCAGAAGTAGATAATTTCTCAATATCTGTATTAGAATTATGGCCTGACCACCGCAGGTTAGTATATGCATGGACTACTAATAAGGAAGATTATAAAGAAAGACTGGCGGCTAAACTTATAACTGAAACAGATTATTATTCATTCTGTATTAGAAAAATAAGAGAGTTAATGCGGGTTTTTCCTTGCGAATTAATCGCGATGGATTCACAAGGTGGTGGTTTAGCACTGTCGGAAGCTTTTCACGACAAAGACAAGTTGAGGCCGGGCGAATTACCTATTTGGCCTATTATTGGAGATAAACCGGCGGATACAGATGGTGAGATGGGGTTACATCTTATTAAATTAATCAATTTCGCGGATGCGAATTGGACATCAACCGCTAATCATACATTAAAAAAGGATATAGCAGATAAAACATTGTTATTTCCTTATAATGACGCTATTGATATAGCTATAGATAATATTGAAGATACATCTATTTATGATACATTAGAAGACTGTATATATGAAATAGAAGAAACAAAAAATGAATTATGTACGATTATAATCACGCATACAACTACTGGTCGTGACCGTTGGGATACACCAGATACTAAACTTCCAGGTAGTAAAAAGGGTAGATTAGTCAAAGATAGATATTCTTCATTATTAATTGGAAATATGGAAGCTAGAGAACTACAAAAGGTTCCTCCACCAATAGAATACGGATTTACTATGGGTTGGGCTGCGCCTAGCACGCCCAACGATGAAATAGGCGGTAGATTGTTCAGTGGACCAGATTGGGCGGCTCAAACACTACAAAATTTATACGATTAGAGGGTTTTTGTTGTTTTTACGATAAACTGGGGTATAATATAGTAGGTAAATCAATCCAATCGTTAATCCAATTAAAAATATATGGCAGAACCACTATTCCTTCCATTGTCAGATGCTAAGTCATTAAATTACTTAGAAGATGTTGGAACCGCAAAAGCTAGTTATAATAATAGGACTTTTGAGGACTATGATGGTAATATATCAGTAAAATCTACTTATAATAGAGCGGATTTTGAATATTTCCGTGGAAATACTGGTGACTTGACTGAAATCGAGCAAATGAAGCTATCACAAAAGGCTTATGAACGAGTTAGTATCGTTCGTAACTTTATGGATGTTATGGCTAATTTGACGACTCAAGGTGTACGATTACAACATAGAGATAAGAAAAAGGAACGATTTTATCAGGCATGGTTTGACGTTGTAAACGGCGAACATGTATCAGAGCGTTTTTCAAGTATGTTATATCGGTTATGTAATGTGCCGATTTTAACTGCTTATGGTAAAGTATTAATGCCAGATGAAGAGAATTTATCTAAATCTACCGGCGGAATACATGATGCTGAAATAATCGACCAAGAAGTAAGAAAGAAGAATATTCCACTAAGATATAGTTTCGTAGACCCATCTTCTGTAGAAGTAATAGGTGGTTCCGCAAGTCTATTACTTGGAAAACAATATTATGCTTTAAAAATTAGTCCGGGATTACTTGGAGATATATCTAAAATAGCAGGGTCACCAAATAAAGTATTATCTGATGAATATAAAATATTAATTGAAAGATTAAAACAAGCAAGACAAAATAATGCTAATTATTTAGAAATTGACCAAGATAAATTTGATATTTATTATTATAAAAAAGATGATTGGAAATTATGGGCGACCCCAATTATATCATCTATTCTGAATAACTTAATTACTCTTGAACGTATGCAATTGGCTGATTTATCAGCCTTAGATGGAGCTATTTCTAATGTGCGTCACTGGGTAGTTGGTATATTAGACCCTAATGATTTAAAGAAAAGCATTATGCCTACAAAGGCGGCAATCAATAAAATTAAAAGTATTGTTGCTAATGGTGTTGGCGGCGGAACTATGGATTTAGTTACTGGACCAGAAGTATCATTTAAAGAGTCTGCTACAACTGTTCACCAATTCTTAGGTTCAGAAAAATATAAAACTACATTAGATTTAATCTATGATGGATTAGGAATTCCACCACCTTTACGTGGAAATAGTGGGTCTTCTAACTCAAGTAATAATTATGTATCTTTAAAGACATTAGTCGAGCAATTAAGATATGGGCGGTCAATCTTAGAGCGTTTCTGGAACAAGCAAATCAAAATAGTTCAAGAAGCAATGGGACATAAGTATCCCGCAAAGGTTGCTTTTGATGAAACTATTCTATCAGATGAGGCCGCAGAAAAGACATTATTAATTAAACTATGGGAACACGAATTAATTGATGCGGATGCAGTAGTTCGTTATTTCGGTATGATTCCGGAGATTACTCAAGTTAAAGTACAACGTGAACATAAAGCTAGAAAAGATGGTAAATTACCACCAAAAGCTAGCCAATATCATCAACCTCAACCTGAACAAGATTATATTAAAGGTTTTATTCAACAGGGTGTTTTAGCACCAAGCGAAGTTGGTATTGAATTAGATGATAAACATCCTGAACAAAAAATACCTTTAGAATTAGAAAAGAAATTTGCTCCTAAACCTGCTGCACCAATTGGCGGTGGTGCTAAAAAGAAGAAGAAATTAGGTACTCCTGGGCGTACTCCAGGAACAAAAGAAACCAAGAAAAGAAAACCAAAGCCGAACCAGAAGCCTCGGACGAGTGCAGAAATGGTTATTTGGGCAACTAAAGCATATAGTAAAATTCATGAAATCTTATCACCAGCCTTATTAAGTGCATATGGTAAAGATAATTATAGGAAGTTAACTAAAGATGAATCTAATGAAGCTGAACTAATTAAGTTTGGGGTTTTAGCTTCTATGGTCCCTTACTGTGATGTAACTCCAGAAGTAGTAAATGCTTATATAAGTGTCGATTCGCCGATTTCAGACGAAATTAATCAGGCTGTAGCTCAGTTAACAGCTAATTTTATTGAGGAAAATGATAGACAACCAACTTTAGACGAAGTCAGACAGATACAAATTTTATCATTTGTCGAAGTAAATTCTGAAGAAAATTTGGAAGATTTTGAATAATTTTGGTCATTTTATTCACTTTATAGAAAAAATGGCGTATAATAATATGTGGGGATTATGAGTAAACCAAAAAGATTTTCAGAAACCGAATTTTTACTAGCAATAAAAGACTCATACTCACATACTGAAGCTGCTATAAAATTAGGATATTCTTGTGCAAAACACCCATCATATAAAAATACTCAATATGGGCAGTTCTTTACAAAATTAAATCCAGATACTAGTCACTTCACATCAAAAAATAAAATTAAGAGAAATATTGGAAAAACTTTTTCATCTAAAGAATATTTTAGAAAATATAATCAAATTAGAGAAAAAGAAGATTTACAATATAAATTAGCTAGAAGATTAAGGACAAGACTTACGATGAGCGTAAGTTATAATTACAAATCCGGTTCTTCTATTCAAGATTTGGGTTGTTCAATCGAAAAATTCAAACTTTGGATGGAGATGCACTGGCAAGATGGAATGAATTGGGATAATTATGGTAGAGATGGATGGTCAATTGACCACAAAATACCATTAGACCAATTTGACTTAACAGATAGAAATCAATTATTAAAAGCTTGTCATTTTACTAACTTACAGCCTATGTGGGCTAAAGACAACTCTAGCAAATCGAATAAATATGTCAGTCCAAGTATTTGCTAAAGAGATAGAAGATGGTTTGGCTGATAAAATCAGCAAAGATGGGTCATTAGCATATATTACAAAATGTACCATCTCTAAACAAACGCAAGAAGTAATAAAAGCTACAGCAAATTTAGATAATATAGATTCTTTTGATTTATATCCTTTTGAAAGTGTACTTTGTAGCACAGGTTGGAATGAAAATGCAGATATTTTTACTCCAGCCGAACTTTGGAAAGCCAAATCTACTCCATTATATAAAAAAATAAATTTTTTACATAATGAAAAAGATATTTTAGGGTCTATGCTCTCAACAAGAGCTGTTGATAGAGAAGGAAATAATTTATCTTTTGAATTACCAGTACAAGATATCCCTAATAGTTTTGATTTGATTTCTGGCGGAGTTTTATATAAAGTTTGGGATGACGAAGAACTTCAAAGCAGAATGGACCAATTAATAGCCGGTATAGAAGCTGGTGAATGGTTTGTTTCAATGGAGTGTCTTTTTCCGACTTTTGATTATGGTCTGTTATCTTCATCTGGACAACAATATATAATTCCTCGTAATGAAGAAACTGCTATACTTTCCAAGTATCTCGCCAGATATGGTGGTAGCGGAAAATATGAAAATTATAAAATTGGTCGGGTGTTAAAAGATTTAACATTTAGTGGCAAAGGGATAGTAGATAATCCAGCAAATAAACGCTCGGTTATTCTAAAATCTGTTTCAGAATTTTTGGGGGCTGCTGCCTCATTAAATAGTTTACAAAAAGAAAAATCGGAGAATATAATTATGGACCCAGTCCTAACAGTATCCAAAGAAAAGTACGAAGCATTAGCTGATGAAGTTAAAAACTTACGAGCCGAAGCTAAAGTTGCTGCTGAAAAAGCGGTAGAAGCACAGATTAATTCAGCAAAGGCTCAAGTAACTAAACTAGAATCTGAACTAGCTGCTTCTAAAGAAGTTGCTAAGGCTCACGAAGATAAAGTTAAGACTTTAGAAGCTGATGTTAATTCTCTAAATGAGAAACTAACAAAGGCTAATACAGATTTAGCTACCGTTGCCAAAGAAAATCTAAAGGCAAAGCGATTAGCTATGTTTGCTGAAGTTGACATTCTTCCAGCAAAGGCTCAAGAACTTGTTGATAAGTTTATTGATGCTTCTGAAGATATGTTTAATGAATTAGTAACTGCTATGCCAAAGAAGGCAAAAAGCAAAGACGAAAAGAAAGATGAAAAGACAATGTGTGAAAAGACTGAAACAACTGAAGCTGCTTTAGCTAACGCTACTGTAGAAACAACAGTTAAGACAGTTCCAACAGTTGATGCTACTAAAGATACTCGCGCCAAGGCATCAACTTGGCTTAATTCAATTCTAAAAACTTCAGTAAAAGAAAATAAGTAAGGGAGAATAAATAATGGCTCTAAAAGCTGACCGTAAACCAGTTATTGGTGGTGACCGAATTGACTTTTTCTTAAACGAAGTCGCCGAACGTGGTGGCATCGTTTCAATTTCTACAGTCGGTTCTGGTGCTGCAACAGACCAATCTGTTCAATTAGCAACATATTCTGCAAGTCCATCAGGCGCTCGTCCTATTGGTCTTTTAATGAACGATATGGTAAACTTAGACCTAACTCGTCAAAGATTAAATGAATATAAAGATGAAGTTCAGAAGGGTGGAAAAGTAACTATTTGGGAAAAGGGTGAAGTTACAACTAACCTAATTCAACCAGGTATTACAATCACTGCTGGTCAAACAGCATATCTACATGCCTCTGGATATTTATCTAACACAAATCATCTTGACCACACTAATAATGTTGTTGGTCGTTGGATGTCCTCAAAAGACCAAGACGGTTACGCCAAGGTCAATGTCAACCTACCAAACAACAAACTATAATATAAATTAGGAGCTAATATTCCATGAACTTTAATAAGATTACTAAACCAGATGATTCAATCATCGAATTAATTCGCAAATCTGGCGATGAGATGAATGTTGAATCTGCACATGCTGCACAGCGAGAATTAGCTGTTGCACTAACAGAACCACTTCGTCAAGGTATTTTAGTCGGTGATGTCACCGGTAATATCTTTGAACGAAGAGTAATGACAGGTATGACTCTAGAGTTTCCTCTAGACCTATTAGCTCCTGGTGAAGAAGCTGAACACGTTGCTTATACAAATCCTGGAAATGGTCGTATTCCAGAAAAGACAGTCGAAGCTGATTACGTTATGGTTCCAACTTATAGCGTAGCAAGTTCTATTGACTGGCTATTACGTCATGCTGCTGAAGCACGATGGGATTTAGTTGGTCGTGCTATGCAAATTCTAGAAGCTGGTTTCGTCAAGAAAATGAATGATGACGCATTCCACGTTCTATTAACTGCTGGTGTTGACCGAAACCTATTAATCTTCGACGCTGATGCTACAGATGGTCAGTTTACAAAGAGATTAATTTCTCTTATGAAAACAATCATGCGTAGAAATGCTGGTGGTAACACTGGTTCTCTAAAGCGTGGTAAATTAACAGACCTATATACTTCTCCAGAAGCATTAGAAGATGTTCGTGGTTGGGGTCTTGACCAATTAGATGATACTACTCGTAGAGAAATCTATATTGCCGCTGACGGTGGATACTCAAGAATCTTCAACACAAATATCCATGATATGGATGAACTTGGTGAAAACCAAGAATATCAGTTATTCTTCACTAATACTTTAGGGGCAACTCTAAACACTGGTGACTTAGAACTAGTTATTGGTCTTGACCAACTCAACAACGACTCCTTCTTAATGCCAATTAAGCAAGAAGTCACTCTATTCAATGACCCAACTATGCACCGCCGACAGATGGCTGGTTTCTATGGATGGTGCAATTACGGAGTAGCCGCTTTAGATATTCGTAGAATTCTACTTGGTTGCTTCTAATAGTTTGTAACATAATTATCAATTAAAGCGGGGAATTATCTCCGCTTTTTTTGTTTCTATACGGTAAAACGTGGGTTTTTCTGAAAATGGTTTAAAAATGGAGTATAATATAGTAGAAGGTCTATTTTAATAGGATTAAATATGGTTGATTCTTATAAAATTATAGAAGCGAAGATAGATACTAGATACGGAGATATTCCTTATTTTGTTGTCGAGTTTTATTCTAACAATAATTTAGTATGTGTAGAAGATTTTCAAATGGTCAATCTTCAACAAACAGCTAATGTTCCGGTTATAGATGTTGATGGTAATTATATTCTTACAAATGGTGAAAAATTAACATTAGTAGAAATTAAATTAGCACAAGATAATTATCTTAATGAGATTAAGAATACAATAGATGAAAATATTATTTTAAATGCAAGAATTAAATATTTAAATCCTATAGATGAAAAATTTAAAATAGTACAAAAACAAATTATACCTCTTGATATTAAACAACAAATAATTGGTAATATAGAGAGACATATACAAACTATTAATAATAAAAATTATACTGGTGACCGTAGAGATAAAACTTTATCAGAAAATCAAAAAATTGATAAAGGTATAAGTAAGTTAAAAGATGTTAAAGATTTAATTGGAATTAATACTAAAATAATTAAATGACTGTATTAAATTTACAAGTAAATACAAGCGGAAATGATAGTGAAACTACACTTGGTTCATTCGCATTTTCTTCAACGACTACGTTTTCTTGGATTGGTAATTATGGCGGACAAACACAAGAATTTTACACGTTATTTAGTAATGTAACTGTACCACAAGGTACTGTGGCAACATCCGCAATTTTATCTCTTTATAATTCTGGTTATAGTAACGCTTCATTTGTTTTACGAATAAAAACTAAAGCGGAAGACGCTGATAATCCGTCAGCACCAACTAGTGGAAGTGATGTAAATGGACGAACTTATACAAGTGGCACTAATTGGCCTAACCTGACAGATATTGTTAATCCATCTTGGCAGACTATAGATGTTGTGAATGATTGTAATACTGTCTTTGCTAGAAGTGGATTTGCTAGTGGAAATAATTTAGGTCTTCGATGTTTTGATAATGGAAGTGATACCTGGGGATTGATTAAAGCATTAACTTATGATGGAGATACAACGAAAGCAGCTAAATTAGATATAACTTACGGCGGAAGTTCAGGACCAACCAATGTAACTAGGCAAATTTTTTTGCCATATCTAAGAAGTAAACAAGCGGAACTATTCAATAGTTTTATTAGACCTATTAGATTTATATTTACTTTATTTAAGAAAAATCAAATATTATGTCCGAGTTTGTCTCACTAGGCGATACAGTTTATTTTGGAATGACTGTTCATAATCCATCTGGTTCAGTTAGCAACCTTATGAATGCTGATACTACCCCAGTATGGGCATCATATGTCGACGCTTCTGATACAATTAAACAACAAGGAACTTTTACACTTCGTACAGGAATAGTTGGAACATATAGAGCTAGTTTAGTTGCTTCTGCTGCTAATGGATATGCTTCCGGAAATTATGTTGAAATTCATGCTTCTGGAGTAGCTAATAATGTACAAGGACGAGCTATAATTAAATCATTCGTAATAAACGATGTGTTTGATTGTAATGTTGTTCAAATAAGTGGACAAAGAATTAATTATTCTGATGTTGCGGGGCCAATTTATTTTGCGGGGATTAAGTTCATACATGATGGTATTACACCAAGTGATGAATATGTCGTACAGTGGTTTAAGAATTCTACCCCTTTAGCATCCGGACAAGTAACTAATGCTGCTTTATCAGTATATAATACAAATTCAAATAGTTCATTATTTACTCATAAAGTATTAAACTATCAAAGTATAAATCATGGTACTTTAAGATATAATGAAGTAACAAATATCGCCGTAAGTGGTGAGCCTTACTTAGCTGTAGCATCAGGGACGATAGATGGTGCTACTAGAACTTGGACAAACCCTATCGGATTAGATTATTTAAGTTAATAAACTTGGAGAGTAAAGAATGCCAACATATAATTTATCAAACTACGCTCAGTCTGGAGTGTTTAATCACTTACTCAGAACAGCGTCATTAACAAAACCAACAACTATTGCTATTGCACTATGCAGTAGTCCTCCAACAGAATCTAGCACTGGAGCTAATTGTAACGAGTTGCCTAATACTGGTGCTTATGCTAGATATCCAAACGCTTCTGGAGATTTATTTTGGAGTCATGGTGCTGCTGGTTCTGGAAATAATATTGCTCAAGTTACATTCACCCAAGCCTCGGCTGATTGGGGTTATGTCTCTGGAGTTGCTTTAGTAGACTCTGCGACCTATGGTGCAGGAAATGTTATTATGTATGGTACATTGGTAACTCCTCGCACTGTATTAAGTGGTGACCAATTCAAATTTAACGCAACAAACTTAACTGTTGTATTTGACTAATACCAATGAATATGATGCTAATGCATCTTACAGCTTATAGTTCATTAGTTGATGAACACACTTACAAACGGCGTAGGGCTACTACGGTTAGTGGTTCAATAGTATTAGGGGTATTAGGATTACAAGGTACAGGTCAAGTTGGGGTAATTGGAAATGAAAATGTCGGCGGAATTCAGGGCGGTAACGCATCTGGTTCTTCCGGCGTCAAGGCTAATTTAATATTAAGTTATATTGATGGAATGACCGCTACTGGACAACTTGGTGAAGTAGCAAATTTATTGTCTAATGGAATTTTGGAGATGGACGCCATTGGTCAATTAGGAAATATTGGTAATATTAATATATCTGGAATTGAAGGATTACAAGGTACAGGGCAAATCGGACCACAAGGTAATTTATTAGTTAGTGGTATCGAAGATATGCTAGGTATTGGTATCACTGGAGATATTGGTTCATTATCTTTATCTGCTGTAGATGGATTAAATAGTATAGGTCAAATTGGTTCTAATAATAATTTAATTGTTGGTGGCGTTGACGGAATAACTATAATTGGTTCAATAGGTACATTTGGAAATCTTGATGTAGGAGGGGTAGAAGATTTACAAAGTACGGGTCAGTTTGTTTTAGTTGGAAATATGATTGAAGGCGGAATTGTTGGAGTAATTGGTATTGGTCAATTAGATTCAAACGCTTCTATTTCTACGACAGCCACAAGTCAAATTGGTTTAGCAGGTATTGGACAATTAGGTGTTAATGCAAATATACAATTAGCTGGAAATATTGGAATAAATGGTACAGGACAGACTGGTGAAATTGGCTCAATAAATATTTCTGGACAACAAGATTTGATAGGAACGGGTTCTATAGGACAAATAGGTTCACTATTAGCTGGTAGCAAATTAGGTCTAAATGCTATTGCAGAATTAGGTTCAATACTTAATGCAATATATCAAAGTAGTAATACTTTTAATTCAACTGCCGGATTTGGTACTCAAGCTAATATATTAATCAGTGCAGTCGAGGGGTTACAAGGGACAGCTATACTAGGCTCGATTAATAATTTATTAAGTAGCGGAGTATTAGTAGTAAATTCAAACGGTTCTATTGGCGTCTCAGCAAACCTAAATCAGAATCAAAAAGCAGGATTGTTAGGAATCGCGCAATTATTATGCGATGGACAAATAATATCTATTAATGGACTTAAATTTATTGAATTTATTTTAAATATCAATAGAAGTCCATCATTTACTTTAAATATAAATAGAAATATTGCTCAAATATTAGATATTAATACAAATAATGAATTTGAAGTTAATATTAATTCTGTTAATGAATTTGATTTAAATATTAATACGTCGATAGATTTCGACTTGGAGAGATAAATATGTCGTGCAGTACAGATGTTAGAGTCGGTGATATTGGTGTAACTTTTAAAGTTACTATTGAAGACTGTGGAACTGTAGTCGACGTTAGTGCAGCATCAACAAAACAAATTTTGTTATATAAACCAGATGGAACTGTTCTAACTAAAACCGCTTCATTTTATACTGATGGAACAGATGGTATTATTAAATATTCTACAATAAGTGGTGATTTAAATATAGCTGGATTCTGGCGTATTGAAGCTTATGTTGTTATTGGTGGAAGTGAATATTATTCAGAAATACAAAGATTTAGAGTTTATAACCATCTATAGGTGACAAATGGCATATTGGGAAACTGAGAGTGTTATTATTCTTCGGGGTTTGATTGGAGATATGGGTCCAACTTATACTTATGAAGATTCTAGACTTATAGATTTGATAGTTGTATCAGCTAGATTAATAAACGTAGAATGTGATTTTGATACAACATATACTATTGATGTAGAACAATGTTCTATTACTCCGGACCCAGGAAGTACTAATGATGATACTTTTATTAATTTATCATGTTTAAAAGCAGCTTGTTTAATTTTGGGTTCTGAAGCTAAATCATTAGCGGGTTCAAGTTTTGAAGTTAGGGATGGTTCGGCGGTGATAAGCGCTAAAGACGCTTATAAAGCTACTAAAGAATTATATGATAAATATTCTGATGATTTTGCTCAAGCAAAATTAGAATTTAAAGCTGGTAATTTATCAGCAGTTAAAGCTATACTTACACCTTATGGAAACAATTTTAATCAATATTTGAGAAATGGAAATTATTGTGATAGATATTAATATTGGTGATAAAATAAATATGTTGACTATAATAAATGGTCCCATTAGAAAGAAAATTTCTAAAAGAGTTGTTCTATATTATATTTGCCAGTGTGTTTGTGGAACTATTAAAGAAATTACTAAACGAAATTTATCTACAACTAAATCCTGTGGATGCTATAAGAAATTATGGAATAAATTATCTAAACCATATTTTCAAAAAGATAGAATTGGCGAAGTTTATGGTAAACTTACAATTTTAAATAATTCTTTTAAGAAATCTAATAGATATTTTTATTCTTGTCTATGCTCTTGTGGAGCAATAAAAGATATCAATCAGTCTGGATTATTATCTGGTAAAATAGTTTCATGCGGGTGTCAAAATCAAAAATCTAGATTAAATAAAAGAAAAACTAGGTATGAAGGACTAAGATTCGGTAAATTATTAATTTTAAAGTGGGCTGGTCAGACCTCTTTAGGGGGAGCTTATGAATGTTTGTGTGATTGTGGTAAATCTTGTCTAAAAGACCCAAGAACTTTAAATTCTACTAGTAGATGTAATGATTGTAATAATAAAGTTAATGGTCAAAAAATTTCTAATCCACAGAGACAAGTTCACCAAATTTTAAATCAAGGTATTCTAAATTATAAAGTAGATAAATTTTGTATAGATATTGCTACAGTTATAAATGGGAAGAAGATTGCTATCGAGTATGATGGATGGTATTGGCACAAGAATAAATTAGATAAAGACAGTCAAAGAGAATCTATTTTGCTTAATAAGGGTTGGTATATATTCAGAATCCAATCTGATGAATTGATTCCAACTAAAGAACAAATAGATAAAAAATTACAAGAACTCAATCCTTCTAATCGGATAGTAAAGTTGGTTTTATCTGATTGGGGAGAAACTAACAGGAGATAAAATTATGACTTATAATGTAGACGTAGTTAATAGATGTATTAATGGTAATCCAACTAAATGGGGTGGAATAGTAGCTGGTACAAACATTTTTGGAGCAGCCCAAAGAAAACCAGAAACATTTGATTTTAAATCTAATGGTACTGGAATAGGTATGAGTGCGTCTGGAGTTTATTCAACTGGCGGGCCATCTGAATCTGGTGTTGCTGCTAGATTAGATGCTAGATTTAATCATGCAACTTATTATAGCACGTAGGATATAAAATGACTGGCGAAAGTAGATATAATGATATTAGAAGCGGACTTGATAGTATAATACACTCGTCTTATAATCCATCTAATGACACTTTTGGGAGATTGAGAGTTTCAGAGAATGTAACATTATTTGATAGTAAATTCTTAGCAGATAAACTACCAATTGTTTGGGATGAAGAAATTATAGGTGGAGCAACATCAGTCCATAGTTCTACTAATGCTCAAATAGTAATGTCTACAACATCTAATAATGATGCTGTAATTAGACAAACTAAAATGAGATTTAATTATCAACCTGGGAAAAGTCAATTAATATTATTAACTGGTTTATTATCAATAGAAAGTAATATTACAAAAAGAATAGGATATTTTTCTTCTTCCAGTACATCTCCATATTCAGCAAGTAGAGATGGTTTGTATTTTGAATCTGATGGAACTACTGTTAATGTATGTATCGCTAAAAATGGCACAATTAATTCTGTTTCTCAATCTAGTTGGAATCTAGACAAATTAGATGGCACCGGAGAAAGTAAAGTATATATTGACTTTACTAAAGTTCAAATATTTGTTATCGACTTTCAATGGTTAGGTGTCGGCAATGTTAGATTTGGATTTATGATAGATGGACAAATAGTTTATGTTCATAAATTTCAACATGCAAATAGTGCAACATCTGTTTATATATCATCTCCTAATCAACCATTAAGATATGAAATACGACAGTCTGGTGTTGGCTCTGGTAGTTTACAACAAATATGTTCAACTGTCATGAGTGAAGGTGGATACCAAAAATTCGCCGTTAATGTTTCACATTCTAATGATAATAATTATGTATCAATGCCAACAGCTAGAGTACAATGTGGTGTTCTTGGCGTACGATTAAAACCTGGATATGAAAATACTAATCTTGTTCCATTTAGTTTACAGATGTCTAATTCCGTTAATTTAAAATGGATGTTAGCGTTGAATCCAACACTAGACGGAACAGTTACTTTTAATTCTATTCCTAATACATGTCTAGAAGGAGCTATTTGTAGTTCTGGAAACACTTTAGTTTCAAGCGGAATTGTGTTACAAGCTGGATATGCTGGAGCTAGTTTTTATTCTGCCGCAGGTAATGATATCAATGTAAATTTTACAGAATCAGTAAAATTAGGAGTCGGTATTAGTGGCGTCAAAGATACATTATTTGTGATAGTTAGTCCGCTCGCTGATATGCAGATAGGTGCCTCTCAATTTGCTGGAGCATTAAATTTTAAACAATTAATATAATGACTATTTCAATACCACAAAAATTATTTGATTTATATAATTCCGCAATGGATACATTTTTAGAAAATGATAATTTTTCAAGATTATGTACTATAGTGTATCCATCTGTTAAAACTCCATGTACTCAATGTAATGTTGGTGGCGGAAACGTTTATAGTCATGGTGGACCAGCATTAGCAGGAAATGATAATTGTACTTTTTGTGGTGGAGTTGGATATAAAGATTCAGAAGTAACAGACTCTATTAGGCTTCGTATTTATTGGAATAAAAAGAATTGGATTCCAAATCAACCAGGAGTAGCTAGTGATGCTGTTGTTCAAGTAATAGGATATGTTGTAGATTTACCAAAATTACTTAGAGCTGATAGTATTTTATTAGTTAGTGAGCGCAAAGAATTAGAACAAGCATATAGAATAACTGGCGACCCATTTTATCATGGTTTTGGTAAGAATAGATATTTTATTGCTTATTTAGGAAGAGCTTAATGACTCAACTTATTTTGAAACTTAAAATAGATACTACAAAATTAGAAAAATATCTATTTGATGAAATTGGAGCTATTTTACAAAAAATAAGTAATAATACATTTAATCGTTTACCAGTACTAACTGATAAGATTAAAGATTTAACTAGAGAAATTTATGAAGATGGGGCGATGATTACAGGGTTACTCTCTGATTCATCAAGTCGAAGTAATTTGTCTCTTCGCGGACATTTTGGTATTCCAGATGGCGAACAATATGAAGTTGCAGAATCTATTTTAGATATTATTACTGATAATTTATATGTTGATTTTAGTGGATATACATTAGTTGGAAGAAAATTAAGTGGACGATTAACTATCTTATTATCTCCAAATGTATATCAAGATTTAATGAATGCTGATTTTGCTAAAATAATAACAGATAAGGGTGAACTATTACATTGGATTGAATGGACATTTAAAGCTGGTGATAATCCAATTATAGCAGATTATAGAATATATGCTACAACTAACAGAAAAACAAGTCGCAGCGGTTTAGCTATAATGGTTAAAGCTAATTCAGCTATTTGGAAAGTACCATCCGAGGTTTCTGGTACGGCAGATGATAATTGGTTAACTAGAGAACTTAAAAAGTATAGAGATAGATATTTAAATTTGGTACAAACAGCATTACAAAAAGAATTTAACAGAGTATTAAAATAATGTCTGCAACAGAACTTAAAGGTTTTGATAGTTTTTTTAAGTATTCTTATCTGGAAAATCTAGAGAAGAATCTAATTATGTTTTTTGATTGGGGATTTATAAATAAAGGCGGTTTTCAAAATTTTAATATCCCAACTTCTGGAGCGTATGGTGGTGAATATAGTAGACTTCGTCCGGTCGATGATGCGAGATATAGTTCTGGAAGAATTTGGGAATCAGCTAGATTAAATTGGGTATGGGAAAGCGGGGTTTCTAGTTCTACCCCACCAATTGCAATATCAGGAATATTTGTTAATAATGTATTTAGACCTGTTGGAGATGGAACCTATAGAATTGATTATCCAGATGGACGAATTATATTTAATAGTGGTATTGCATTAAATTCGACTGTTAGGGTCGCCCATTCATCTAAATGGATTAATGTTATACCTTCTAATTCTGTTCCGTGGTTAAGAAAAATTCAACAAAATTCATTTAGAGTTGATAATACAAATTTCTTAGCTGGTTCAGGTGATTGGATTAATTATGGTGAGACAAGATTACAATTACCATTCGTAGCTGTTGAGATAGTTAATGATAAATATGAAGGGGCGGCTTTAGGCGGGTCACAATATTGTTATGCAAGGGCTAAATTTTATGTAGTAGCTGAAGACCCACCAACTGTTAATAGGATAGCTAACGCTATCTCAAGTCAGAATGATAAGACAATCTTCATGTTTGATTCAAATAGAATGGCTACAGAAAACAGATTTCCATTAGACGTTTATGGTTCAATAGCTAGTGGAGCTATGACATATCCTCAATTAGTCGCTTATAGCGGCAACGGTGGATATTTACAATTAGATGGTATCTTAGCTGGCAAAGTAAGTTTAGATGATGTGCAAGTACAAGAGCTGTATCCACTTACATCAAATGTGATTCAAAAGGTGGTAACATTTACAACAACAGCCGTTTTAACTAAGATTTAATGTCTAAAAATTGGTTTTTGGCAAAAAATCTTAAAAATGGCGTATAATATGATAGAGAATCTCTACTCATTAAAAGAAATATCGGAGATAATAATATAACATGGCGAATAAACGAGTAATTTTCGGAATATATGCTGTAGGGATTGCGCCTGATGGTTCAACTTCTTACACACCTGTTCACGGTTTACAATCTATTGGTATTACTACCACTTTCAATTTAGAACAAGTTTTCGAGATTGGTCAAAGTAATATTTATCAAAACTTAGAAAATATTCCAGATATTGAAATCACAACTAATAAAGTTCTAGATGGATATATCCCGGTTTATTGTTTAGCAACTAGAGCAGGAAAAACATCTAATACTTTATATGGAAGAAGTGCTGCATCTTGTATTGTAGCTATGTCTATTTTCGGCGACACATCAGATTCAGCTTCAGGTACTCCTCTACGTGAAGTTAATATGAGTGGATTATTCATCTCATCTGTTGGTTATACTTTACCTGTTGATGGATTCTGCACAGAAGATGTTACATTCGTAGGTAATAACAAAGTATGGAAATCTTCTGGTTTTACATTTACTGGTTCATTATTTAATAATCAAGATGCACCTTTATCATACGGTTCTGGAACCGGTGGCGTTCAACGTAGACAAAATGTAGTATTTGCTGGAACTGGTGGAAACTTCACATTATTACCAACACCAAGTTATGGTGGTATTCCTGGTATTAGTGCTTCTGGAACTAATGATAAAGTCAATGATGTTTATGGGGCACATATTCAGTCAATTAAAACAAGTGTAAGTTTAGGTAGAACAGAACTATTAGAACTTGGTCGTAGAAATCCATATTATCGTCCAATTAATGCTCTATCTCAAGTTACTACAGATATTGAACTATTATCACAATATGGTGACGATGTTAGTGCAACCGATGTTGGTGTTATCGCCGCATCAGGAACAAACTTAGAAGATAAAGCTATTAGAATTTATTTACAGGAAGGTCTAAATGTTGACCTTGGAACCCGTAATAAATTATCTAACGTAGCAATGGGTGGTGGTGATACTGGTGGAGCTAATCAAACATTAACATACAGTTATGTTAATTTTAATTTCTTTACTGTCTCGCATCCACAAGAATAATTAGATTCTCTTTTAGAATTTAATTTGGATTTAATTGGATTAAAATAATGAGTGGACAATTAACAATTCACGCAATAATTAAGGCGCAGTATCATGCTCACTAACTATATGCGTGAATTTTTTTTATCACGTATCATTGCTGGCTATTTAACAGTCAAAACTAAAGACACTGAACTTCGCGTTTATTGTCCAACTAAAGAACAAAATTATTCTGCGAATATGATATATGTTAAAGCTTATGATAATTGTAAAAAAGCGGGAATAATGGATGAAGAAGATTGCAAACAAATGTTAATTGATAATGGAATGTGGAATGAAATTGATGAAACAGAATATGTCGATATAATGCCTAAACATATTGAATATTGGAAAGAAGAATTATTTAAATCATTTGAAAAGAAAAAAGAGTTAGATAGAATAAGAAAATATTTAACTGTAGCAAAAAATAGATATGAAGAATTATTTCATCTTAGACATACATTCTCTCATGCCAGTTGCGATGGAATCGCTAATTTTGCCCGCCAACAATATTTAGTTGAAAATTGCACTTTTCTTGCTTCCGGAAAGAAATATAAATGGTCAAAAGTTAGTTTATCTTCTTTGGTGACACATGTACAAAGTAACTTTATCTATGAATCACAAATAAGAGAGCTGTCGCACACGAACCCTTGGGATAATATTTGGTTAGCTGGTAAAAAAACAGGAAGATTATTTGATAAACCTGCAACAGAATTAAGTAATGAACAGGTTAGATTAATTTGTTGGTCATCAATGTATGATAATATTAGGGAAAACTCTGATTGTCCTACTGATGAGGTAATTGCTGATGATGACGCTTTAGATGGTTGGTTAATTCTTCAACGAAAAGAACGAGAACAAAGAAGTTTTGAAAAATCTATAGAAAATAAAATTACTTCTGATAAAATTAAAAATGCCACAGAAGTATATATTATGGCTGGAGACGAAGATAATGATACCTTTGAAGAGAAAGTTAGAAAAGCTGAAAAGATTGATAATATGAATTCCGCTTATGCTAAAATGATTAAGAAACAAAGATACAATATTATCGACAGTAAGGGTGAAGTTAATGAAGGAGCTTTACCTGATGTACAAAATGATTTAATACAACAGATTACTCAAGCCTTCGGGAGTAAGATGAAAGGAAATTAAGATGGATGACTTCGCCAAACAGATGGCTATGAAGAAACAGTTGGATGAGAAAAAAGATAAGGAATATAAAAGAGTCTCAAAAGAACGATTATTTAAGATTTGCGAGACTAAAATCAAAACAACAATGATTGGGGCATTAGAATCAATAGAAAAAAGATTTGCCCCATATTGGACAGCGGACGATGGAAAGAAACCGACTAATGAGCAATTGTTAATTAAAAAACTATATGATGAGACGCGGCAAGAAATATTAGACCGTGGAAATTTTCAAATTCGTAGTTTACAGATTGAATTTGAACAATATGAAATTGATTGGAAACGATATACATTAATTTTACCTGTTATTAAGAATTAGGATTAAAGGAGAAAAAGATGAAGTCTGTTAGAATTGTTACAAAAGATAATGATGGAAATGATAAGGTTATTATTGTTAGAAAGCCAAATCACAATCAATTAACCGAGGCGCAGCTTTATTCAGCTAAAGTTTTTAATAAGGCAAAAGACGCTGGTGCTTGCTTACGCAGCAAGTTAAATGATTTCCTAATTAAAGAGGGTGTGTGGAGCGACGATAATCAAAAAAGATTAAATCGACTTAATGACGAAATTACTGAAAAACTACACTGTTTAGAAACAGGTAGAACTTCTGAAGGTAAAAAACTTAAATTATCAGAAGGTAAACAATTAGCTATTGATATTCGTAATTGTCGATATGACGCTAATCAACTCTTGGTAAAGTTAAGAACTAATGACGCTTATACTATTGAGGGTCAGGCTGAAAATGCTCGATTCGATATGTTAGTAGCATTATGTTGTTTTGATGAAGAGGGTGAAAGAATCTTTTCTTCAATTGAAGATTATTATGATAAAAAGGAAGAGAATTACGCTGTAGAAGCCGCGACTAAAGTGGCGTCTATCGTATATGAATTAAATGAAAACTGGGAAAAAGAATTACCAGAAAATAAATTCTTAATTGAATATAAATTCGTGGATGAAAATTTACGATATATTGATAGACAGGGTAGATTAGTAAATATTAATGGTGAATTAGTAGATACTGAAGGAAATGTACTAGGTGCAGAAGCTCCAAAAGAGCAGGAAAAACCAGAGTTTGAAAATGACGTTGACAACTAGTTGTCAATACAGGAACTTAATTGTGAAAAAATTAAATCAAGAACAAATTCAATCTAGACTTAATAACTATAATATTAAATTATTAGATACTTATATTAATTCTAGAAGTAGAAATAAACTTAAATGTTTTTGTGGAAAAGAATTCTCTACATTAATTGGTTCCTTTTTACAAAAGGATTGTCGTTCTTGCGGTTGTCAAAATAGAAGAATTGATATTACTAATAAAAGATTTAATAAACTCGTAGCTATCAAACCAGCTAAGAATCATGTTATTTCTAATAATAGTGGTGTAAGATGGGAATGTTTGTGTGATTGTGGAAAAATTACTACAGTTTCGGTTAATAAACTTAAGAGTGGTAATACTAAATCTTGTGGGTGTATTAAAGAAGAACATAAGAAGAATATTGGGAATATAGCTAAAAAATATTATTCTATTCATACTGGTATTCACCATCCATCATATAACCATGAGATGACTGATGAGGAAAGAGTTATAAATAATCGGCGACCATTGATAGCTGGCTGGAGAAATAAAGTTTTTAGAAAGTTTGGAAGAAAATGTTGTATTTGTAATTCTAAAGAAAATTTACGAGTTCACCATAAGGACGGGTGGCATTGGTGTAAGGAACGAAGATATGATGTAGATAATGGTGTGGTGTTATGCGAGGACTGCCACACGAAATATCATCAGAAATTTGGATATTATAATAATACTGAAATCCAATTCAATGAGTATTTAAATGGCTAATGCACCTTTTATTTTGTCGATAGAAACAGCTTTACGCCCACCAACTAATGTTAGAAGTGTGGCGAAGCAAATTGCTACCCAACTTGGTAATTTAGATATTGGATTATCACAAAATTCAATAAATAATATTGCTAAAGCTGAGGCTGGTTTACGTTCATTAGGTAGTACGAGTAAAAAGGTAACTAGTGAATTTAAGATATTAGGCGCTGCCGCCGCTGAAACATTCCAGAGATTCTTCGGTTTCACAATCATTATCTCTCAAATGTATGCTGCTGCTGGAGCTATTAAGTCAGCTACAAAAGAAGCTATTGATTTTGATAAAGAGTTGATTAAGATTAAGCAGGTTTCTGGAGCTTCCTCTGATGAGATAAAATCTCTTGCTAATCAAGTAGGTTTTCTTTCAATAAAATTTGGTGTATCTAGTAAAGAATTACTAAATGCTTCTCAAATTTTCGCTCAAGCTGGTTTATCTATCAAAGATACACAAATAGCTATTTCCACATTAGCATTAACTGACCTATCTCCAACTTTCAAGAATATGGCGAACAGTGCTGAAACAGCAATCGCTATTATGAGTCAGTTTAAGTTAGAAGCTAAAGATTTAGCTGGTGCGTTCGAGTCTATTGATGCTGTATCAGCTAAATTTGCTGTTGAAGCAGAAGACTTAAATATCGTTATTCGTCGTGCTGGTGGAGCTTTCGAGGCTGCGGGTGGCTCTCTTAACGAACTATTAGCTTTATTCACTTCAGTAAGAGCTACAACACGCGAAAGTGCTGAAAGTATTTCAACAGCTTTAAGAACTATTTTTGCTCGTTTACAACGACCAAAGACTCAATCATTCTTAGAAACTCTTGGTATCACCACTTCTGATAATGGTGAATTTAAAGGTCCGCTAGAAGCTATTAAGCAAATTAGTAATGCGGTTAAAGATTTACCAAAGAATGATATTAGGTTCGCTGGATTAGTTGAAGAGTTGGGTGGAGTTCGCCAATTATCTAAAGTTATTCCTCTTATTAAAGAGTATGGACTTGCACAGGAAGCTTTAATTGTAGCCGAAACTGCTCAAGGTCGTCTTGCACAAAATGCTGTGCTAGCACAAAAATCATTAGCAAATCAGTTAGATAAAACTAAAGAATCATTTCTTGATTTAGCTCGAACTATATCTTCTGATACTGGTTTTCAAGGTTTAATAAGAAATCTTCTACAAACAGCTTCTACTACAGCAGACGTAGCTAAAAATCTGAAAAGTTTAATACCATTACTAATTACTGCTGGTGGAGCTATTGGCTTAGTAAAAGGTGGTGAATTTGCTAGTGGATTTGCTGGTAGACTTGGTTTTAATTTGGGCGGCAAAGGTCAAAAGGGTGGTTTTGGAGCATTAAATCAACAGAATGTAGCGGTAGCTGGCGGTGGTGCAGCATTAGGTCTATCTTTATTATCTACTTTTGGTCAATTAGATGATGAATCAAAGAAGTTAGTAAATACTTTTGCTGGACTTGGTGCCCAATTATTTGCTTTACAGAGTGCTTTAGCTTTTTCTAGTCAACAAAAATTAGCTGGAAGAGTTGAACAAGCAAATGTTGCTAGGACAAATTTATTTAATACAAATGAACAATTAGCTGCTAATAGTACTAAATTTCATGAATTTAGAAGTGCTATTGCTGGTCTTGGTGAAACTGATGATACTAAAATTTTAGCTCAAACA